CCAGAAGCTTTTTCAAAGTGCGGAAGCAATTGAACCAACAAACTATCAAAAGCCATCTCACCATGCACCGCTTCAGAAAAAGGGCATTGATCGTCTTTGGTGGTCTTTTGCTCTGCAACCAGACGCTTGAGTTCGTTGGTTAACTCACGGCAGTTGTCTTTATCAAGGAAGCCCTTGAGGTGTACATACTTTTCAATAGTGAACTGAGACAGTTGATTACACATTAAACCTCCGGCGTTGGTTCAGGTGGAACAGGAATTGGTTTGATTTGTTGGTCAGATGGGTCGTACCAGAATTGGTCTGCCACTACATCAGCCGCACAATCAAACCAAAACATTTCATCGCTGACAGGAAATATTATTCCATCATCAACGACTTGAGCCACGCGATACCCTGTATATCTTGGTTCAATGGTTGAAATTAACGCTTTCATTAATAGAACTCCTCAATAATTACTACACCTTGAATTCCAGCACCAGCCGACCCACCGGGATTACCGGCTGACCCGCCTGACCCGCCAGCGCCATAAGCATTACCGGGAACACCCGGTGGATTTCCGGTATTACCACCGCCACCGCCACCGCCGCCGCCGCCGCCGAGCGAAGATGAACCACCAGAACCGCCGCCCCCATATAAGGTAGTAGGGCCTGTGCCACCGCCGTAGCCGCCTCTTCCCCCGCTTATATTTAATAATCCTCCAGTTCCAGCCCCCCCATTAGCACTTGAGGTAGCATTAGCAGCACCAGCACTACCCCCTGTTGCAGAAACAACAGTAGCGGGCGCAACGCCAAAAGACGAAGTAGCCCCAACACCTCCTACCGTATAAGGTTGAGGGCCGGGTAAAGAAGCTGCGGGATAAATTCGCATTGAAGTTCCTCCTGCACCGCCTCCACCACTTCCAAAAACCGGACTACCAGCACTCTGCCCCGCCGCACCATTGCCACCACCACCAACAACAGTAACTTTAATTGACTTAACTGTTGCGGGTTTAGTCCAAGTTCCTGATGCTGTTCCAACAGTTATTAGGTTAACTCCTGTAGATCCCGCACTTGCTTGAACGGTTGCATCTGGGAAAGTTACTCCAGGTGCGCCAATTGATGTAGTTGCCATGCTTTACTCCTTTAACTTCCTGTTACTGAACCACCAGCGGTGATTGCTCCGGTTGATGTAATTGTCACTATGGTTGTTGCGCCATATTTAATAAGCAAATCTGTTCCAACTTGCGTAATTGTAAAATTTGTTGTTGCCAAACTTCCTGCTGATCCTGCGGCATTACCAGTTACATTTATCTCCCAAGTGCCAGAAGCTCCAGTGCCTGTTGGTGCAGGAACATCAGTTCCAATTGCAAGTCCAAGATTTGTTCTGGCAGCAGAAGCAGTGGCTGCGTTTGTGCCACCCTTGGCAAGGGTTACAGGCGCATTGAGTTGACTAGGTGGAACACCGCCAGAAGAATCCAAACTGTTGGAAAAGTTGGCTAAATTCATTGCTTGGGTCATTTTGTACCTTTCAGCATTTCTATTTCAGATTTTAAAGTTTCAAGTTGTTTTTGCATGTCTGCAAATAACTCTCTCATGCTGGGTTTGTATTCCAATTCAAATGGCATATCCATACCCAAAACGCCAGCCGCTCCACCAGATGATGCAGATGCCTCACCCGCTTTATTGAACGCAATGAATTGAGCAGGTTGACCGCTGAACGATAAAGCGCCAATCAAAGTAAAGGTATAGCTTAACGTGCCACTACCAGGAATTGTGTAATCAGTGCCAGGCTTTAACAAAGCACCATTGAACCACATTAAATGTGAGTTTCTGTAAAACTGGGTTGGAAACACTACGCTTGTGTTGGCGTAATTTGTCTGCGTGTAGTTTTCTGAAAATATCAGCACGTTTGCGTTATTTAATGCAAACACTACGATGTCGCAATTGCCGCCGACAGACGGGTTAAATAATTGATAGCCTTGGTTTGTGCCAATGTAGTCGTAGTCAGAGTCAACAATCAAAACGCCGTTAATGATCAATATCTCAGCGCCATCAAGATTGGTTGTGACAATATCGGTTTGCCCGTAAGTTAACGTTTGATTTTGAACAACAAATGGAACCTTGTCTGCTGATGTTGTTGCGTCAATCAACCTGATGTAATACATCTGAATCACATCATTTAAAACACATGCGCTTGCCAATGTGACAGTCGTTGAAGTTCTTGTGAAATCAGTACCAGGACTTAAAAAAGACCCATTGCGAAAAACAAGAATTTGATCTGCTTGTGTATTTGAAAAAGTAAATGCGGTTTGTCCAGAAGTTGCAAGCGTTTGTAAGGTGCTGTAAAGAACCGTATCCAGCGGGGTGGCTTGAACAATACGCCCAAATTCATCAACTTCAATTGTTGACGTTCCCGCAGGATCAAACGAGTATCCGCCAGAATCTCTACCCTGACCATATGGATCAAGGTTTAAGTTAACAATGCCGTTTGCACCAAGATTGGAATATCCGATTCGACCAGATGCCGGACTTGTAACGCTGGTAACCAACAAACCAGATCGTTGATAAACATCAATGTATGGATCAAGTGTTACTGTTTGACCTGATAAATTAAACCAGCCCGTTGTGTCCGGCGCATCAATTGTCAAACTGACTTGAACAGTGTTACCGCCAGTTGTTCTGACCCAAAGATTAACTTCATCAATAAGAATAGCGCCAGCACTAAACCATATGTAATCAGCAGGGTTGCTGTCAATGGCAATCACATCAGAAGGTTGAAGGCCGTACCAAGTCTTTCCGGCAGGGTCTGTTGATGTTGTGCCGCCCGTAGAGCTTGTTCCATACAGCACAAGCAAATACCTGTACGGCGACTCAATAATCAATGGGTCGCTGGATATGATGCCAAGATCATTCATTGCGCCCAAAGTGGCAACGTCAAGATTTAATGTTGTGCCATAGATATACGGGATGTAGCCAATGGGCTTGTTTTCTGCCGGAACCAACGAAATGTTTCTGCCGCCAAAGCTGCGGTAGTACATCTGATAGGTTGAGCCAAAATCAAATGGTGACCACTCGTAATCTGATGGGGTTGTTGATGTGGTATTGGTTTCTGATGTTGCAACACCGTAAAACAATGCATCAGTTGGGTCATCGCCAAATCCTGTGCCAATGCTGTCAGTGGCAAACTTGATCGACATCCATTGCAAGAATGGTTGAAACGGGTTGTCCAGATCTATGGATCGAACAGGCACAAGCCGCCAGTTTTGATTTAAATCTGGCGCTTCCTGTGAGGCTGCAAATGTGGCATGACGACCACCGGCAGTGACCACCCAAAGCGTCTTTGTAGCTCCAAAGCCTCCAGTGACTTGGAACCATGTGTACTGGTTGGGATCTGTGCTTTCTGTGACCGTATCGGTGTTGTAAATACCAAAGTACAGTCTGCCATAAGGGTTGTCTGTGAAGTTTAAGCCAGCGGTGTTGTCGGCATATTTCACATCTAAGTATCGATATTGATACTGAAGCAAAGTGCCAACAGAATTGGAAATAAAACCTGTTTCTGGATTGTTGTTGACAACGTATTGCCCAGGCGGTGTCTGAGGACTCAGGTTTGCCAAGATGTAGTTGATCGCCTCAGAAATCTCTGATGGCGTAGGGTTGCCGTCAAGTAAGAACGGCATTAAAACGCATCCTCAACAACACTGGCTTGCCAATTCATGGCGGTCAAATTCCATGCATAAATCGCATCATTGGATTCAACCTTGATGGACACGGTACGCACAGAATTCTGTTGGGTAGTCACCCAAGGATTGTCGGTCACTATAGCAACATGGCCTGTTTGACCATAGGTTGGATCTTGAGCAGTTGAATTTGCCCCGCCAAGGGTAATGTCAACCGTCCCAGTGCCAGCAATTTCAGGCAAGGCTCGGTGGATGTACACCTTGGAACTGTAAGGAACCGGCCCTTTTTCAGTCTGCAAAACCACGTTGTTGCGTTCAAACAACGAAGAAATAGCAGATCCACTGAATGAATTACCTTGACCGGTCTGAACAAGCTGGGCGCTGGCAACCCCACCACGCCCGTAGGCAACGCATCTGGAAGCGTATTGGAAGCCTGAGCTATACACAGGTGCTTCACAAGCGTTACAGGCTCCCTGAACGTCTTTTGGAGCGTTCCAGACATTGAGGTCATACCGCCATGACAGCATCTTGTTGCACCAGCCGGTACTGTTGAGATCAGGGTAATAGATCTCAATTTGATATTTTTGTGTGTTGTTGACCATAAACAACCGGTCTTGATAGGTCGGGCTCAAGTTGGCAAAAAAGTAATTTCTGACTTTCTGGTTGCCAAGCGAATTGAAATTAGACCCGTCAAACACCCAAATATCACGACTGTCTACCCCGTAGACGTTCTGGTCAGTGTTGGCCCAGCAATTGTTGTTCAGCAAGCCACGGCCTTGGTTAAACAAGCGCACCCCAAAAATTGGGGCTGTGCTGCTTTGATAGGCAATAGGGCTAAATACTACGGTGTCCCAATACGAACAGACATAAAAGTTGCCACCCAAGAAAAAGCCATCAATCAACGGCCCACGCACGGGTACTTCTTGTTCGTTGGCAATGTTGGTTAAGGTCGGCTCCCAAGTGGCTGGAACACCGGTATTTGCAAATGCCTGTGACCATCTGACGGTCGTTGGGTAGTTAACGGTGACGCTGGTATCCAAATCTTCGGTCAGGTTGCCAGCAATCAGGATGTTGCCAACATTGGGTGAACAGAAGTTGCGTACAAACCCTGCACGGGTTGCCACCACGCCAGAACCGTAGTTCCAAACATAACTGTCCGGCGCTGAATCATAAATTTGAATTTCAGTGTCGGTCGGACGGTAATACATCGGTGGGCGCAATGTGTCATTGATGAAAAACACACCTCCAACCCATGATGTCGTAATGTTTAAGTCATCGTTGTATCCAGACAATGCTGCTGCCGGATTGGCTCCAAAACCTGGTGTGATGTTGGTAATGCCCAAGTTTGTAATCTGATACCACTTGCCCTCACGGGTGGCAACAATGTAAACCCACGTTGCTTGCGTCCGAAAATTGCCATCCATGAAAATGGTGTTGCCTGGCACTGCCGACAAAATGGTTTGTTCGCCGCTGACCTTTTTAATTCCACGCACATCTGCTTCTACGTTCAAACCGCTGTTGTACTCGTTTGGCCCCAAAGCATTGCTGGGCACATCGGGTGTGAAACTCATGTTCAGGAACGGGGTTCGCAGACGAGTGTAATCAGACATAGTGTTCCTCGGTCGTATCCCCTTGATTCTAGAGGTTTTTGGCCTGTATGTGAGGGATGATTTCCACCGGCAGCAAGAAGCTGTCAATGTTGAATTCGGTGGCTTCCCACCACAAAAACTGATTTGGAGCCAAAAAGCACCGGTCTTTAAGCAAATTTGTGTTTTTCGGATGCCCAAAAATTAGCGGATCGGACACTGACCACAACACTACGCCTGGTTTGTTCTCTGTCCAGCAAAGGTGCTGAAAGAAACTATCCACGCCAATCCATGTCCGACATTCCTGAATCAGGTTACAAAGTTCGGCAATAGATAAGTCGCATCTGAAATCATCGACCAATTGCTTTTCGCCGGTCACACCAATTTGAACGATTGGCTCATCAATCATGGCAATCAATGTCTGCCAATATGGAAAATTCTTAGGGTTTTCCTTACCTGACGGCAAAGCTTTGGAAAAGGGATGGATGATGATCACAGGTACATCCTTTCAAAAGCCGCTTGCAGACTTTCCTTCCACTTCCATTGATCCATCTTTTTGTAGATGTTCCATTGCTCAATGTCGCCGTACAAAGACATGGCGGTGGCAATTGACTCACCTTGAATAACTTCTGGATAGCAAGTAAACACCCGTGCATTCTTGATCTTGGGCAAAACCTTAGTAAACACAATGTGGTCGCCCAAGCCGCAGTTCAGCACAACAATTGTGCCGTTTGCCATAGCCAAATGGTTTTTAAATATTTGCTCATCATGAAAGTAAAGAGATGGGTCTTTTTCCACTCTAATGCCGCCATGTGCATCTTTCAAATGCCATGAAATTGCATTGGGCACAACAAACAACTTGTACCCTTTTTGATGCAGCCCATAGGTGAACAAGCTTTCTTCTCTGTGCGCCACTCTGGACAAGGCAAGGTTGTAGTCATGTACACCAGCACGATAAAGAAATGATTGATAAAGATGCTCAACCTGTTTTTTTTCTTTAATCAAGCCCCATTGAATGTTTGGCTCACGTTCAATGTTGGCAATCAATCCGGTTGCATTCAAGATTTCAGGCACAAGCGGAGGATTCATGATTGTCCCGCCTACAGCACCAACATCTTGGGTAATGTGTTTGCAAAGCGTTTCAAGGACATTGGGTTCTGGAACAGCGTCATCATCAACACGCCACACAAATTCATAACCCATTGTGTTTGCCATTTGATGGATGTGATGTTGCCCTTTTTTAGGAGCAAATACAAATTCCCAATCAATTCCTTTGCACTTCAAGACATAGAAAAGATTTTGATACAGCGGCTCTTCTCGCAAATCCTTGGGCTCATCATTGTCATCAAAGATTATCAGTTTGTCTGGCGGCCTTGTTTGATTCATCACGGCTTGGATCACCAATGGCAAGGTGGTGAAGTATCTGCCTCTAGTGGCAATGGAACAAAGTACCTTATTCATTGTCCCACCTACAAAGCATCAGATTACACCGGTTTGTCTCACTGACAGGTTCCATTGTGGCTGTGCATTTTCCATGTTCAGACACATAAGCAAAGTCAAACCCAACAAAATCTTTTTCTGTCAAACCATGCAACTTATGATGTTCACCCCAAAAACCAACAGGCTCATTATGCGGAACACTAATCAGCAATCGCTTGCAATGTTGTTTAAGTCTTTCAACAACTTCAAGGCCATTGTCTAAATGCTCAATTATTTCAAAAGCCAAAATAGTTTCATGTTCCAACAGCTCATAGGTATTGATGTCTGCATGTACAAACCATCGCTTCAATCCCCAATCTTGTTCTTTTGCCACATTAATAATAATAGGATCGTAATCAAGTCCGAGATAATTTATTTGTTGAGGAAAGAATTGCGTACCATAGCCGGTAGAACAACCAATCTCCAACAATGAATTGCCATACAGTTGTTGATTTGCCCACATGTATCGAGCAGTTTCTCTAACGTGAACTTGGTCGCCTTTCAGAAATACTGCGCGTTCAAAATTGTTGGTCAGTCGCCATCGATACCAATCAGGGTGATGCTCTTTGGCAAGCTTTAAAACATGAATGTCTAAGATTTTTCCCCACTGCGTTGCTATATCAAGTCCATACAATTCTTTGCTTTTCATTTTTTCCTTAAAAAAACATTAAAAAATTGCTGTTACTTCCACTAGGAGGTGCTGTGAATATCCACCCTGAGTTATTGCCCCCGTCTGTGGAGTTTGCCCCTGCGTACCATCCTGCGCCGCCTGTAGCTGTTGACCGACTGATTGACAAATAGTCTGCGCTTACAGTACCGCTTGCCTTAGATAGCGTGTGGCTTGCGGCAGTGACAGAGCCAATGGTTATCAAGTTTCCTGCCGTACCTGACAAACTGAAGTTGGTGAACGTGCTGGTTGTTGCCGCCGTAAATAAGACTGACGCTGGCTGAACTGTATTCGTGATGTTGCTAAATGTGTTTGACCCTGTGATGGTCAATGCACCAGCACCACCTTGGTTGAGTGTGCAATTAAATGTAGACCCATTACCTTGAAAAGATTTAGCGGTTGCGGCAGTCATGGAGATCGTGCCTGTGCCTGTTCCTTCTGTTGTGGTGAATCCTGTTGGATTATTGTTAATAAAAGCATTTGTAGCGGCGGCGGGGCAAATTAATGTTCCCCCATTAAACGTAAGATTTTTTGTCCCTACGCCTGTTGCAAAAGCAGAACCGACAGTTACTGTTTTTCCAAATAAATCTAATGTACCGTTGGTTAAAGTTATGCTTCTAGTTGACCCTGACGTCAAGGCATCCTGCAATTGCCAAGTACCACCTACTCCATCAAACGTAATTGGTTGGTCTATTGTTTTACCATTTGTAGTTATTTGTTTAATGCCACTTGTTGCGCCAAAATTTAATTGGCTTGGTGTGGCAGTAAGTGTCATTCCCGTGGAAAGTTTTAAATCTCCATAAATAATAGCCGTAGTTGCAGTAGCCGCCAAAGTTCCTGCATATCCAGTAAAATCAATACTTTTTGCTGTGTTAGAGCCGCTTGTTAAAAGCGACAGCGCGTAAGTGCCGCCAGTAAAATTAAAACTGATGGAGTTTGCTTCTGATAATGCACCAGTGCTAACGGTAATAGCAGTAGAGCCTGTACTTGTTACGTTAACTACCTGAGTGCCTGTTGTGGTCAGTCCTGTACTTGTTGCCGTAGTCCACACTGTACCTGTGCCTGTACAAGATATTTGACCTGTGCCAAATGCAATTGTTCTAGTGTTTGAGTTGCTTGAGCTAAATAAACCTGTGCTTAGTGTGTATGACTGAATGTCTAATGTGCCCTGAGTCAGCGTTGTTGTATTTGTTGCGCTTGTTGTAAAAGCATCTTGTAAAGTAACTGAACCACTTGGGCTGTTAATAATTACATTTGTTTGACTGTAAGATTTTCCAGCACTTGTAATTTGTTGTGTAGTACGTCCAGCAAACGTAATTGTGCAATTTGCGCCTTGATATGAACTACCTGACCCAGTAATAAAATTTCCATAAAATGTCAAATTTGTATTGTTATACGATATTGGCATCGTGTTTGTCGTTCTCAACGACATATCCAATGTGCCAATGTTGTATGCGGCGTTGATGGTTGTCGTTGAACCTGATGCAGGATAAGTTGCCGCAGGAAATACAGCAGTATCTTGCGCTAATGGAAATTGAGTTGCATCTAATGCACCGCCTGATGTAGCAGACCAAGAGCCTGAGCCTGTTGCGCCCCAATTGGCAGAACCTGTTTGCCTATAGAACACAGTTTTAGCCGCAGGAAATGTAATACCGCTGTTCCCTTTGCAATCACCTAGTCGAGTTCCTGACGCAGGAGATGCCGCACCTGCAATAGTTATATCTCTAAAATCAGTATCAGTTAACGACACTGCCGCACAAGTTAAAGTTCGTGGAGTGCCAAGAGTGTTAGATGCAATAAATATGCGAAATGCAGAAGCAGTACCAGCACTTACTGTAAGTGTCCCATTGATTGTTTGGTTTGCGCTAATGGAAAATTGAGCAAGCCCAACAACAGTCTGACCTGCTATAGATAAGTTATTAAATGTATTTGCGCCTGTTATTCCAGCAAAAGATACTCCAGTGGATGTGTAAGATACGTTGTAATAAGTTAACCCACCACCAGTAAAAGTTGCTGAAGCACTTAAATTAATTGTTGATGTTCCAGCATTAACTGTTGCATTGGTGGTATTAAACATATCCCAACTAGTAGCAGAAGAACTTATTGTTAATGTAGACGCATTTAAATTTAATGTTCTTATAGCAGAATTGCTAGAACTAAAAGTGCCGCAAGTTACCGCATAATTTCCTGCTGAAGTATCAAACGTGCCGCCAGCAAGTGTTAATGTTCTAATGCCACAACTAAACGCAGAACCAAGAGTCCAACCACCCGCAACATTATCAAAAGTAACATCTCCACCAAAAGCAACGCCATTAGTTGTTACAGTTTTTCCTGTTGTTGTAGCGTTAAATGTGGTTTTGCCTGTATATGTGCGAGTAAAGTTTGTGGCTTGAAACGTAAGACTGCCTGATACTGTCAATCCAATACCTGTACCAGCAAGGGTCATCGTTCCATCAAGCCCTGACGCTGTAAAGTCATTACAGACCCTTGGCGTATCTGCCATAGTGCAAGTAAATGCGGTGGCTAATACATTTGAGTTTGCGTCAAAAAATACGTTATCTACCGCAGTTGGGACAGATGCACCGCCAGCACCCCCTGATGACGTAGACCAGTTAACCGTGTTGGTGGCATCCCAAGTGCCTGTGCCAAGAATCCAATAGCGATTAGCCATTAAACCTCCTCAGTGGGAGGTGCAGTAATTACAGTAATCCAGTTATCAAACCTTTGTTGTTTCATGGCTTCAATCTCAGCGTCTGTAAACACATGATCGTCTGGCAAATGCAAAGCATCTGAAAATGTGCCGTATTGCGATGAAAAAGAAAAGTCAATCTTCATGGTTATGCCTGTGTGGTTACTGCAATTACATCCCAACGTGTGTTGTTAGCATTGTAAATACAACCCACATACGTTGTTTTGCTGATTGTTGTTGCTGTTGGCAAGGTTACGCCAATGACTGTGTAAGTTGCATTCCAAGTCAATGTTCTGCTTGTGCCGTTGTCTAAAAGCCTAAATATTAATTTATCTCCATCAAGAGGTGTCCCTGTTGGTGCATTGATGGTAAGTCCTGCCGCCAACGCTGTGTATGCGTAAACATCACTAGCCGATATATCAGGTGTTAGAGAAGATGCTGATGCGGCTGAAGTAACTCTTGGGTCAATTCGCTTGTTTGTTAATGTCTCAGTACCCGTGTAGGTGGTAATAGATGCGCCAGCCAATGTAGTTGCACCAGTGCCACCATTCGCTATTGGCAACGCTGTACCTGACAATGTAATTGCCAATGTTCCACTTGCTGTAATTGGTGAGCCAGAAACAGATAAGAATGATGGGACTGTTGCTGAAACACTAGTTACTGTTCCCCCTGCTGCTCCAGAAAAACCACTTGTGCCAGAATAACCAGAGTATCCAGAAACACCAGAACCTGAATACCCGCTAAAACCAGATGTGCCTACAGCGCCCGAATAGCCACTAAATCCAGATGTACCTACAGCACCAGAATATCCGCTTATTCCAGAAAAACCTGAAATTCCTACAGCGCCAGAGTAGCCACTGATTCCTGAAAATCCTGAATACCCGCTGATTCCAGAAAAACCTGATGTGCCTGAAGCACCAACAGCACCACTGAATCCTGAAACACCTGAGTATCCAGAAAAACCAGAAGTTCCAACTGCGCCGCTATATCCTGATATGCCGGAAAACCCGCTGTATCCAGAATAACCAGATACACCAGATCCTGAATAGCCGCTTATGCCGCTGAAACCACTAAATCCAGATGTACCTACAGCACCAGAATATCCAGAAATGCCGCTGTAGCCAGAGTAACCGCTAATGCCGCTGTACCCAGATTGGGTATACATGACTTGTGTAGCAGTAAAAATAATAGATGGCGTTCTAGGATAATTCCCGCTTGCCGCTAATGTCTCAAGAGAAACACTTGTATTGCCTGTTTGCCAATAAACTTCAATGTAGTCAGTTGCGCTTAAAGATAAAACAAAATTCAAAGTAACAGGTTCTGATGAAAATGCACTTCCTTGTTTATCAGGAACATCGTAATGTGTATTTGTGTCTGCTAAATTTGTGCCATTCTTTTTTAGCCAAATTTGTGTTGAGGCGTTTTGAGTGCTTGTATTGGTAAATTGAATTGAAAAAGTTAAGCTATAAACACCCGCATTTGCAAAAGTAACACGGCTACTTGAAACAACTGAAACACCACTATTTCCAGCATCCGCACTATTTATAGTAATTGCATATGCAGTATTGATTACAGCAGCAGTTTGTGTTGTGGTGTCCCAAAAAGAACCCCAGTAACCTTGTGTGCCGCCAGCACCAACAGCGCCGGAATATCCACTGTAGCCAGATCTTCCGGAAAAGCCTGAAATGCCGCTGTAGCCACTGAAACCAGACACACCGCTACCTGAGTACCCTGAGTATCCAGAAAAGCCGCTTACACCCGATCCTGAGTATCCAGAAATGCCAGACGCACCACTGTAACCACTGATTCCAGAAAACCCAGAAAACCCAGAAATACCAGAATATCCAGAAATACCAGAGTATCCAGAAATGCCGCTTGCACCTGAAAAACCGCTGACACCAGATCCAGAATATCCAGAAATACCACTTCCAGAAAAACCCGAGTATCCGCTTTGACCACTAAATCCGCTATTACCTGAAAACCCGCTATAACCACTGATTCCGGAAAACCCAGAGTATCCACTTGTACTTATACCGGAATAGCCGCTTGCACCCGAATAGCCAGAAATGCCACTTCCTGAATAGCCTGACACACCACTTCCGGAAAAACCTGAATAACCGCTTTGCCCACTAAATCCACTGATGCCTGAAAAGCCGCTAATACCTGAATAACCACTGGTTCCGGAATAGCCTGAAATTCCAACAGCACCGCTGTATCCGGAAGCACCAGAGTAACCAGAAGCGCCAGAATATCCGCTTACACCAGAGCCTGAAAAACCACTAAGGCCAGACGCACCGCTGTAACCAGAATATCCGCTGTAACCGGAGTATCCGCTGTAACCGGATTGATTAACTTGACCAAATAAACCTGGAACCGTCCATGCAAGCGCATCAGTGCTTCTTGAATTGACAAGCGCAATTGATACCCAAATTTGATTAGGGTACGTTACTGATGCCGGTGGTTGTGATGTCCATCCCGTTGGCGCAGTTCCAGAGTTTGTTGTGAAGCTCCATGAGCCACCGGTCGGAGTTGCCGGTGCAGTTGCAGCTACCTGAAAAACAAACCATTCAAAGTATGAGCCGCCAAAGGTTGTAGCACTGCCGTACAAACCGGCAGATTCAGAACTAGGGGTTGCCACAGCAGAACCATTGGGACTCTTGCCATACAGACCAGGCGTTTCAGCACCAGGCTGGGCAATGAGTGCGCCTGTGCCACTGTCTCCATAGAGGCCACCTGTTGCCATGTTTTACCTCACTTAAAGCTGTATCTTGGGCTACGGGGCTGGAACTCAGATGTCAAATGCTGATCTCCACCACGCCACTTGTCTTTGAAGTTTTGATCTTCAATCTTGCCATAGGCATCTTCAAAGCGTCCATCCCATTTCTGAGCTTCTTCATTGTTTTTGTTTTTGTCATAGTAAGACCACAATGTTCCGTACATGTAGCCTTCCGGAAAAGATGCTAAGGCCGCATTGTTTTGAACAATTGGGTTAAGTTCATCCTCTGTTGGGCTAAACAAAAACGGGAATGTGCGCTGGTAATACGCTTTGATAACAACGGCAGCACCAGGGTTTGGCGTAAACACATAGTTTGGGCCAACCTCACTGAATGAAGCTCGAATCACTCGAGGTACACCAAAGGGTCGGACGTACAGTTGGTCAATCATGCGGCGGCGAATGATCTCTCTGTCGCCCACACGGTCGTAAATAATCCACGGGCCATAG